GGCCTGGACTTCATGCGCCTGGTGTTCCGTCGCAACGACTTCTGAGGGTTTCATGATCCGAACTGCATTCGCCACCGCACGCAACTCCGGCCTGCTGCCCGCCATCGGCTGGACGATCCTGATCGTCGGCGTGATCGCGTTCGCTTCCGGCCTGTGGGGCGGATACGAATGGCGCAAGGGCCGCGATGCGATCGCCGATGTTGCCGCACTGCGCAAGCAACAGGGCGCCGATCGGCGGCTGATCAGTGAGCTGCACACGGCAGCCACGAAGGCGGCGCAACGCGACGCCGACAACGCGGCTGCCTACCTCGATGCCGCCGCACGCTTGGACGCGATCGCGTCCGACCTGGAGATGACCAATGCACGCAACCGCGCACACGCCGCGCAGCAACGCCAGGAGCTGGCGGAGCTGCTGCGGCGCAATCCTGATCTGGCTCGCGTCGACGTCGGTCCTGACGTCCTGCGCCACTGGAACCGCAGCAATCAAGGCGCCGCCGGTGGCGCCGGCACCACCCCCGCCGTCGATCGACAGAAGCCTGCGGACACCGTGCCCGGACGAACTGCCCCCGGTCACGGACAGCAGCCTGCCGGCCCTGCTGGCGAACCACGACGAGGGCGCCGCGATCTACCACGAATGCAAGGCCGGCAAGGGCGCGCTGATCCGCGCGACGGACGAATGGGAGCGCACCGCGTGGCGCTGGTACTGCGATGCACTGGATGCGGTGGGGCTGGACAGCGCCGACTGCAGGGCGGGGCTTGAGCGGCTCCGATGATCGACGACGCGGAGATGGCGGCGCAGATCGATGCGCTGGCGATGGATCGCTTCGAGGCCAGCCGCGCCGGCATCGCCGCCGCGGCGCCGCTGCATCCGGTGGCATGCGCCGACTGCGGCGTGTGCATCCCGCCGGAACGGCTGCGGATCGTGCCAACTGCAAGGCGTTGCGTGCGCTGCCAGGCGCGATTGGAAAATTGACACGGGGGAGAAGGATGCAAGCGATCAATTGGGACATCGTCATCAAGGCCATCACGCTGTTGGTGCTGCTGGGCAACACCTCGGCAACACTGGTGCTGTTCGCGCGCCGCCGGAACGATGCCAGGGCGAAGGCGATGGAAGACCGACAGGACAAGTTCGACGAAAAGCTGACGCAGCAGGGCACAAAGATCGGATCAGAGATTGCCGAACGAAGGGAGGAGTCTGCCCAGGTCAAGCAACGCCTAGCGCTGGCCGAGCAGGCAATCAAGAACATGCCGACGCACGAAGACCTTCGCCGTATCAGCGAACGCCTCGGCACCCTGGAACGGGATGTCGGCTCGATCGACACCAAGACGGACGGCATCAAAGAGACCGTCAACACCATCCGCGATCTGCTATTGGAGAAGGGGGTCTAATGTCCAAGCACAAGTTACTGCAGGAGCGCCTGACCGAAGATCGCCGCCTCGCCATCCTGCGCCTGCTGCAGGAAATGCCCGCCAGCCGATCGAACAGCAGCGTGATCGCCGACATGCTGGTCATGTTGGGCCATGAAGTCAGCCGCGACTACGTGCGGACCCAACTGCGCTGGCTCGAAGAGCAGGAGCTGATGTCCGTCGAGAATGTCGGCGGCGTGTTGGTGGTCAATCTCGCCGAGCGCGGCCACGACGTGGCCACGGGCGCCGCGGTGGTCGACGGCGTCAAGAAGCCGAGGGGCTGACATGGGTCGCCGTATCGGGAGCGTGGACCGCACGCCGGAGAACATGCGCAAGATCATCGACGGCGTGCTGCGCACCAATCGCATGACCGTCGACGAGCTGCGCCAGCACCTGGCGTCGCTTTATCCCGAGGGCGAGGTGCCGTCGCGCAGCGCGCTGTATCGATATAAGGCCAGCGTAGAGGAGCTGACCGGGCGCCTGCGTGATATCCAAGCCACGGCAGAAATCGTAGTCGCGGATCTCGGAGAGAGCCCTGACGAAAAAGCGGGCGCTCTCCTTGTCCAGTGCATCACGGCTATGGCAGCGGACGCAGCCCTCAAGGCGCAGATGCCGGGATCCAAAGTCGACATCGAAGATCTGCGCAAGCTGGCTCGCGCCACGCGCGACGTGATCAGCGCGCGCACCATGTCGCTCAAGGAGCGGCAGCAGATCGAGGCGATGGCGCGCGAGAAGCTGCTGCGCGAGCAGTCGGAACGCCTGGACAAGGTCGTCAAGAGCGGCGGCCTGAGCGAAGAGACCGCGGCGGACCTGCGCCGGAAGATTCTGGGAATCGGCTGATGGTGCCAGATCTTCTCAAGGCCGAACTGCCCGCCTCGATCGCCGACGCGATCCACGGCAGCACGGATTCCGTCGCGCTGAAATACCAGCGCCAATGGATCGCGGATGACGGCCCGCTCAAGGTTGCCGAGAAGTCGCGCCGCGTCGGCCTGACGTGGGCCGAAGCGTCGGACAACGTGCTGACCGCATCGAAGGCGCGGCAGTCCGGTGGCATGAACTGCTACTACATCGGCTACAACATGGACATGGCGATCGAGTACATCGAAGCCTGCGCCATGTGGGCGCGCGTGTTCAACGAGGCCGTGTCGGAGATCGAGGAAGGCGAGGAAGTCTTCAAGAACGGCGACGACGAAAAGCACATCAAGACCTACACGATCCGCTTCGCGTCGGGCTTCCGCATCGTCGCGCTGTCCTCGCGGCCGGCGAACCTTCGCGGCAAACAGGGCGTGGTGGTGATCGACGAGGCGGCGTTCCACAACGACCTGGGCGAACTGCTCAAGGCCGCGCTGGCGTTGTTGATCTGGGGCGGCAAGGTCCGCGTGATCAGTACCCACGACGGCGATCAGAACCCGTTCAACGAGTTGATCAACGACATCCGATCGGGGAAGCGCAAGGGCAGCGTCCACCGCATCACCTTCCGCGGGGCCGTCGAGCAGGGCCTGTTCGGTCGCGTCTGCATGCGCAAGGGCGTGCCGTGGAATGCCGAGGAACAGGCGAAGTGGATCGCGGACGTGTATGCGTTCTACGGCGACAGCGCCGAGGAAGAGCTGGACGTGGTGCCGTCGCAAGGCAGCGGCGCGTGGCTGACCAGCGCGCTGATCGAGGCGCGCATGTACGACGCGCCGGTGTTCCGCTACGACTGCCCGGCGGGGTTCGAGCGCCTCCCGGATTCCACGCGGTGGGATGCCGTCCAGGAATGGCTCGATGCGGAGATCGCGCCCGCGCTGGCCGCGCTGCCGAAAGACGCGGACAGCTGCTACGGCCAGGACTTCGGCCGCAGCGGCGACCTCACGGTCGGCGTGCCGGCCATCATCGAGAAGGATCTGCGCCGCCGCGTGCCGTTTACCTTCGAGCTGCGGAACATGCCGCATGCGCAACAGCTGCAAGTGGTGCGCTTCGTGCTGCGGGGCTTGCCCCGGTTCCGCAAAGGCGCGGTGGACGCGCGCGGCAACGGCCACGCCATCTCGGAGTTCTTGGCGCAGGAGTTCGGCTGGGATCGCATCGAGCTGGTGATGCTGACCGAAGGCTGGTATCGCGAACAGATGCCGCCGCTGAAGGCGGCGTTCGAGGACGACGGCATTTCACTGCCGCGCGATCGCGACACGCTCACGGACCTGCGCGCGGTGAAGATGATCAAGGGTGTCGCGCGTCTGCCCGACAAACGCAGCACCAGCAGCGACGGCGGAAAGCGTCACGGCGACGCCGCTATCGCGGTGGCGCTGATGCACTACGCCAGCCGCAATCTGAGCTATTCCTTCGACTTCGAGGCGGCGGCCGATACCGCCGCCACTCTGACCGCTGCCGCATACACCGGCGCGGCCTTGCAGATTACGGGCGCTGGCTTCGGCGCTGTGTCTGGCCTTACTGATCTGGATGGCTACACATGACCGACGAGAGCTACGAGAAGATCGAAACCCCGCAGCCCGGGTTGGAGATCGCGACCACAGGGGACGGCCGCGACATCACGCGGCCCTATGTCGCCGGAATGATGCTGCCGAACGATCGCGTCTTGTCCGGCCGCGGCAGTGGCGATCTGCAGATCTACGAGCAGGTGCTGTCCGACCCCCAGGTGAAGGCGTGCCTGGAACAACGCCGCAATGCGGTGACGAGCTGCGAATGGGTGGTCGAGCCGGCGAGCGATCGCCGCGCCGATCGCAGGGCCGCGGACTGGCTGCGCGAGAACCTGCACCACATCGGCTGGGATCAGCGAACTGATCGCATGCTCTATGCGTCGTTCTACGGATTCAGCGCAGCCGAATTGCTGTGGGAAGTCCGCGACGGCAAGCTGGCGTGGAAGGCGATCAAGGTCCGCAACCGGCGTCGGTTCGCGTTCAATGCCGCTGGCGAGCTGCGCCTACGCACGCCGCAGAACATGAACGAGGGTGAGCCCGCGAAGGCGCCCTACTTCTGGCAAATCGCGACGGGCGCAGACAACGACGATGAGCCCTACGGCTTGGGCCTCGCGCACTGGTGCTATTGGCCCACGCTGTTCAAACGCCACGGCATCGGCTTCTGGCTGACGTTCCAAGAGAAATACGGCATGCCCACCGGTATTGGCGAGTTTCCCGTGGGCGCAACGGCTGCCGAACGCGCCCTGCTGCTGGGCGCTATTCGCGCCATTCGAAGCTCGTCAGGCGTGATCCTGCCGCAAGGGATGAAGATCGATCTGCTCGAAGCAAAGCGCAGCGGCAGCGTCGATTACAAGGAGCTGCACGACACGATGGATGAGGCGATCGCAAAGGCGATTGTCGGCCAGACGATGACAACGGACAACGGCAGCAGCCAGGCGCAGGCCAAGGTCCACATGGAAGTGAGACAGGACATCGTGAAGGCCGACGCTG